ACTTTTAAGTGCTTCTAATATTCCTGACATAACTATAAATAGATTATTGTTTGTTTTCTATTTCAATTATGTAGTTAACATAGTATCTTCTTAGATAAATTGGCATAGTGAGTAATTCACTATAATTGAAACCTTTTTTAATTAAATATAAAAACTCATCAAGCTGAGTTTTCCTATATTCCATAGAAAGGGCGAAAAAACTCAACCCCGAATCCGATATTAACTTGGATTGTGTCTCCTGACGGGGTGGTTGTTGTTTGGACTAAATCTAATCCGGGTTTGTTATCTCTTACGAATTTTTGAAAATCTTGTGAATCTTTAATTGGTAATGTTTCAATGAAATTTCTAATATTCATTTGATCTTTATTACCTTGTACTGATTTAATCATCATTTCAAGTCTTTTTGTAACAATAGGTGCAACACCAATACCGTTCCAACTAACCTTAATTTGTTCTAAATCGTTTTCTTGTTTTTGTGTTAAGAATTTAAAAGTAACTCCCACTTTAGATTTTTCCATGAAATAAGAATACTCCCCGTTTGAATCTTCAGGTAAATTAAAATCTTTAATTTTTAATGTTGATAAGTCTATTTCAAATGTAAATGGTTCTCCCGTTTTTGGGTCATTTGCCGTGATTTTATATTCAGAACCAAATGCGGTATTTCTCAAAAATATAAGAATTGCTTGTCTATCTTCATCAACAATATCGTCGACATTAATGTCCTTATCTAATATTTTTCTTTTTAATAATTCGTCAACAACCGTATTAGTTGCTACTAAATTCGGTGATGATAAGATATTCTCATCGGCGGCGGTAAGATATGCCACTCGTAATGATTTCTTTTTATTTTGGTAATGAATTCCTTTACTTGGTAATTCAACCACGTCGTATGCGATTGTTGGGTCTATTCTAAATTCTTCCATAGGTATAATTTAACTAATAACTATACCAAAGTAAAGTTTATATAAAAAATAAAGGAGTGTCGTCGAAACAACACCCCAATATAAGCAGATTATTTTTATTATAAGATTAGTAAACTTGAATACATCTATCCATTCTTAAAGAACATGTGATAGAGGCTAAATCATCTCTTGAGTAGTCTAATTCATTGAAGTTCAAGTCAGTAATAAACGCTCCTTGAATAATCCATTTTTCAACTACAACACCTGTTGGGTCAAGCATTTCTAATTCAATATCTTTTTTATATCCAGCAGCATAACCCATTCTACCTGTAACTGATTCCGCATGTAAACGGAACCACTCCATTAAAGCTTGAGACGCTGAAGGACCAATTGGGTCTTTAAATGTCATTCTAATTTCATTCCACTCGAATCTACCAGCAACATATGTTGAGGTGTTCAAGAAAGGAATCGCAACTGAGTTAATTTTTGCTGAAGGTCTAGCCGCCGATGTTACATACCATTCATTAATACCCAAAGATGATGGGAATCTAACGATAAATCGGTTTACTCTTTTCGGTTCGTATGGAACCGGCATTTTCATTAATAAATCTGCCATTTTGTATTTGTTAAGTTTTTTAGTTATTTTTACCTTCTAATAAATATACCTCAAATGGAAATAATTTTTTTTAAGATTATATATCAGAAATAGTTGTTTTTATCAATAATTTTTCGTAGTTTTTTACAAGCCCCAGTATTACCAGTTCCAGTATAAAATTTCTCTAATTATCTATCATTAAATATAAATACTAGTTTAACTAGTTCTAGTATACTGGATTGGGTATAATTGTATAAAAATTATAAAATATGTTTCCACGTGGAACATCTAAGAAATAAGAAAGGGTTCCACAACGGGAACCCTTATCTATTTTATATCTCCTTTTAGATTAGATATTTTCAAATGAAGCTCCTGTTGGAGTAATGATGAACTCTACATCAATAAATTCAAGAGAACGAGTTGGTTTGATATAAATCTTACCTCTCAATGTATTAGCGTCAATGTCCTCAGGATCACTTGATACCGATACACGGAACTCATAAAGACCTCTTTCCTTCTTAATTGATTCCAAAATTGGGTTTACCAATCTTAAGAACTCATTTCTAACCTGTTCGTCATTTTGTTCAAATAACAATCTAACAGCAACCGCAGAAATTAATTTTCTTGCTCTTAAAAGTAATCTTCTTACGTTGATTCTATCAAGTGCCGATTCTTTAACTTGTAAGGTTTTGTTACCCCAAATAATTGTACCTGTATCAGAGAATGTTGCGATTGGGTTTATTCTGTTTTTGTAAAGGTTATCTCTTTCATCAAGTGTTAATTTCTTAAACGCTTTGATTGAGTTAACAATACCTCTTGAGTAACCCGCCACCGCGAACCAAGGATATGATACATTATCTGTCAATGCAATGTTTCTTACAACCTCCGCAGTTGGTGGGATGTAAAGTTGTGTGGCATTGTCAGTGTCTCTTACTTGAATCCAAGGCCAATATGTTGCTGAATAGTTAGAATCTAATCCTAAGTTATCAACTTCTTCAGAAATGTCGTCTGCCGATGTAATAAATTCAGGACCCGGAGCGTTCATGATATATAACGAATCCGCTCTTTCGTTTTCTACCATATCAATTGCTTGATTTACTAGTGAACTGTGATTTAAGAAATCGATACCAGGAGTTGCAAATACATTAATATCAACAGCTTCAGGGTTTGCAAATGTCTCAATACCTTGTAAATAAGAGTAGTAATCAGAATTAGCAACATCAACATTAAACACACCACCATTGTCTTGGTTGTTAAGTGTATATGTAGATTTACCAAAAATGTTAGCATCTCCGAATGTTCTTACGTTTCTATAGATGTCCCATCCATCAAAACCACCACATACCGCAAATGTAAATTTACGATTTGCTAATGTTGTAAGTTTATTACCTGTTCCTGATTGACCCTCTAAATCATATGGAGTTGTTTTAAACGCATATCCTGAGTTTGTTGCCCCTGTGATAGTTGATGCATTTGATGATAAGTGGAAACCGTGTGTTACACCATTTGCACCTAAACCCTTATATTTCAATAAATCTCTGTCAAAACCAATTTTAGAAGAAAGACCTAATGATACTTTTCTAATTTTATCACCACCTTCAATATTTTCAGAACCATCTGCGTCGTATGTTACAACATCACCAGCGTCATAGTAATCTGTTTTATATAAAACATCACCTAATTGTGAACCAGAACCAAAACTTGAATTAGTTGTAAATCCTTTGAACCCTGATGGGAAAGCATCTGTTGGGTGACTACTTGCCATTGACAACATTATATACTTTGAACGTAATTCATATTCACCATCTGATGTACCCACTTTTCTAGCAACATAACCTGGTAAATCAGGATTCATTGAACATCTTGAATATTTCTCAAGAACTACTTGATTGTCATCTGTATCGTTAAAATCACGTACAATTAAATCAAATTCACCCGTTTCAAGATTAATATTTTGAACTGTTATTTTAACTTGGAAGTTAGCGGCTTCACCGTCTGATATCGTAATAACATCAAACAAATCTGAAACGTTACCACCACGTACTTCTGAAACTACAGTTGGTGACAATGTCGTATCCCAAGATTTTATAAAGTTATCACCATCACTTTCATAAGCTTCGGTTAAACTTAAACCTCTTACATATCCTCTTTGGAACGCCTCTTTTAATAATTTTGGATAAACTTCATGAACATAAAGAGGAAATTCGGTTCTACTCTTATCAAATACACTTGTACCTAATACTTTTGTGATGTATTTTGTGGAAGTTGTATCTAAAGAACAAGTGTAAGATTTAGCACCCGTCGAACCCGTAACATTAATAATAAATTCACCTAATGGATTAATTTCAATGTTATCAACATCTTCAGTTATTGAGAAATAACCGTTTGTTGTAATTTCATGTGACAATGTGTTTCCACTATAACCACCTCTTGATCTCAAACCAGCAACAACTACGTTATCATAATCTGAGTTTAAACTAGCGTTATATGTGTATTTTGTTACATCAAATCTAGTTGTCCCACTATTGTAAATAAATTTATATGAATAAACTTCATCATTATTACTTGACACTAACGTATTGTACCATTCTTTTCCATTTACATTAACGTCATATAATTTACCTGTTAATGGAGAAACCACTTCGGTTCCTGTTGGTTCAGACCCTGTACCCAATTCTCCCATAATAAACCAGTTATTATGATTTGCGGATGTGAACCCACTAAAAGTTTTGAAAATATAGTCAGTAATTGAATCACCATCTATTGATGTTTTACCCGATAATTCAGCGTAAAGAGTGCTACTTGTTAAATTTGCCATGGTGTTACCTGACATTACTAAACCTGTTGTTACTCCACTGTATGTACCTAAGTTAATACCTCCGATTGTTTTGATACCAAATGTTTTGTTTGGTTTATATCCTGTCAAACCTAAAATTCTTGTTACGAATAATTGGTTAGACTCTTGTAAATAAGATTTAGCAACATAAGGAAGTTCATATTTTGGATTTAAGTTACCGTCCTTTTCTGGAGAAGTACCACCAAAATATGTTTTAAATTCGTCGAAATCTGTAATTAAAATTGGTTCGAATGCTGGACCTTTTAATGTCTCACCCACTAAACCCAATGTTGTTACTCCGACGCTCTGTGCTACGAATGTTAGATCCTTCTCAGATGTGTAGACACCTGGAGAAACGAATACTCTGTTTGAATTTGCCATCGATTTTTGTTTGGTTAATTAATTTTATTAGTTATCTAATAAATATCTTTGTTTTTACCAAAGATTTCCCTACTTTTTTAAAAAAGATATATTTATATCTTTTATTATCTTTTATTATCCTTCTATATGGAAAACAAGCAGAAAAACGTAAAAATCAGTGACAAACACCACGAAATGTTAAAAATACATTGTGAAAAAAATGGATTAAAAATCTATAAAGTTTTAGAAAAATTTATAGAGGACACCTGTAAACCTAAAAAGAAAGACATTTACGGAGAAAGTTAGTGTAAGTATGTAACACCAATTACTGAACCGATAACAGGGACACCTAATAATGTTACTTGATTTGTTCCCGTAATGTCAAAACCAGAACCCTCCTCTTCAACAAGACCGTTAATATCTAAGGTAACAATCGCATCTATTGAATTTAATAACGTAAATGATACTGAACCGCCGTTATATGTGTAATATTCTGTCGAAACTTGTATGGTCTTACCGTAAGTGTCAACAATGATATTATTTCGTCCTTTATAATATGTTATAATAATAGTACTACCTTCTGAAGGGGCCTCACTAAAAGTAATTTTTGATGTAGTAGAAACGTGGAAATATTCAACATCTCTTTCTTGTAAAAGACCGTTAACTGAAACATTAAATAAAATACCAATACTTTCACCAACACTAAATTGGGTTTGCATACCATCACCCGTAAATGACATTACGGTAATATCGATAATTTTATTAACAAATTTCTTTTGATAACCCTTTGGTTCAATAAATTCATTTAACAATATCATTCTACTAATTGCTGGTTTTACTTCAAATTCTTCCGAATCTATAAGGAAACCTAACATTGTGAATTTATAATTCTGTAAATAAAATCTACGACCATCTATAAGTTCCATCGGTGTATTATCCTCAATACTGTCTAATATTAATGGTACATAGTGACCCTTTACGGTGGTGTACGCTTGTCTAGATGAGAATTTTTGTAATACTATCTTATTGAACTTGTTTAAATCTCTAATTTTAGTACATACAATATTAATTTCATATGTAATATCAATTGCCACTGGTTGTGGCATTTTATAAACGTCCGCACCTAATTGACTTCCGTTCCAAGTTGGTACCGAAGCGTAATAAAATGTACTTCTATCAGGTATGGTTCTTTGCACTACTGGATTTGTTCCGGGTTGAACCTCAGGTCTTCTAACAATAGATACAAAAGGTAATTTCATGTTACCATCATCATCCGAAAATTCCCAATTATTTGAAAATTCACCCCACCTTTGTATGGTTAATATTCTTGGTATAATTGGAATAGTATTACCGTCACTAACCACCTTAAAATTGGTTTTAACGAAGTCTAACATTCCACCATCTAAATCCTCATGTAATATGGAATCGGGTAAGTACGAGTCTGATTTCGTTATTCTATCCAATAACTCCTGTCTTCTCTCAATTACCTGTTTACCTTGATAAGTTTCCCTACCTGCGTACACATCAATATTATTTTTTCTTTTAGGTACACCCATATTAAACGCCTCTAAATTCGGATTCCTGTGCCGGTACACATGTTATAGTTCTATAATGTGGTTTGAAACCAAACATTTTATGTTTATTATCGGATGTTACTCTACCATCATTTGACACTGTGTAATATCTTAACCTTTCTTCACTGTCTGAATATCCAATAAAATCACCATATCTAATATCAATTTTTAACTCCTCCAAGTGAGTAATATAAACGGATAATGTTAAATTACCCGGTTCAGCGTAACGATTTAATCCATTTTTATAAGATGAGTTTTTAGGTTCGTCTATTTTAACCAACGCATTAAACTCAATCGGAGGTAGATATTTTACTTGGTCCTTTCCCACTTCCGCATAAATGTCATCCGTAACCGTATTTTGTCTATCAACACGATAAAGGACTAATTTCATATTCAAATCACCATGTAAGTACTCTTGACCCATCTGAATATTGATGTTAAAGTCATCCTGTGAAAAGAATTTACTAAGTCTTGTAATTGGAACCTTGTTATTCATATCCTAATAAATAGTTTAATCTTACAATCTATTTAGTTATATTATATTATATTATGGAAACAAAAATTCCCGAGGTAGAGGCTCGTAACATTTTATCAACATATGAGGGTTCTAATAATCAATTATTAGAATGGAAGAGAAAATTAGTGGAAGTTAAAAATTTTAAGTTAACAAGACCACAAGCTGAGTATGTTTTTAAATTTAAAGACGTTACCCCAAAAGTTGCAAGAAAACATATCAATATAGTTAGTACGTTTGGTGAAAAGATAATGGAAGAAAGATTACTTCCAATACCACCGACTAAAATTTGGTGTGAAAAATTATTATGTGAATCGGATAAAGCATATCATATATGGGGTAAGGTTTTAGAAAGTGATCAATTAAACGCGATGTGGTTACCCAAGGCAGCAATAGTACAGGAGGAAAAGAAATTAAATAGAGTTATTGATTATTCCCCCTATAGTACAAGACCTCCAATGGACCATCAAAAAATTGCTGTTGAAAAATTATTGGCTAATGATAAATTTATTTTGGCGGATGATATGGGTTTAGGTAAAACAACTTCTGCGGTAATTGCTTCGTTAGAAAGTAAAGCGAGGAAGATACTTATTGTTTGTCCCGCATCTTTGAAAATAAATTGGGAGAGGGAAATAAGAAACTATTCTGATAGAAAAGTTTTAATTGTCGAAGGACGTAAATGGGGTTCCACTTTTGATTTCTACATTATTAATTATGATATTATTAAAAACTACCACACTACAGACAAGAGTGAAGATAGCGACGATTATAAATTATTGGTTAATGCCAATTTTGACTTGGCAATCGTAGATGAGGCTCACTACATTTCAAACGCAACCGCAAACAGAACTCGTTTATTAAATGATGTTCTTGAGACCATACCAAAAGTTTGGTTATTAACGGGTACACCAATGACATCAAGACCAATAAATTATTTCAATTTATTAAAGATTGTTGAGTCACCATTAACCTTAAATTGGCAAGCGTATGTTCGTAGATATTGTAAAGGTTACCAATTCAATGTTGGTAATCGTAAAGTTTGGAACACAAGTGGTGCAAGTAATTTAGATGAACTTCGTGAACGAACTAAAAATCTTGTTCTTCGTAGAATGAAAACTGACATTCTTGATTTACCCGAAAAAATTGTTACACCTGTGTTTGTTGAATTGAGTAGTAAGATGTACGATGAAGAGTTAGAAGAGTTTACACGTATCAGTAACGATAAGAAAAATGATGAGACAATAACTGTGACATTAAATCGTTTAATGAAAATTAGACAACTTATTGCTTACGAGAAAATACCATATACTTGTGAATTAATTGATAAGTGTTTGGAACAAGGTAAAAAAGTGATTGTCTTGACAAACTTCACAATGAGTCTTGATATGTTACATGAGAAATATAAAAAGAACTCAGTAACTCTTGATGGTCGTATGAATAAAGATAGACGTCAAGAAAATGTGGACAGATTTCAAAACGATGATAAAATAAAAGTGTTCATTGGTAACATTAAGGCTGCGGGTGTTGGTATTACATTAACCGCCGCGGAAGTTGTAATTATGAATGACTTATCATTTGTACCGGCCGACCATTCACAAGGTGAAGACCGAGCTTATAGATATGGACAAAAAAATAGTGTTCTTATTTACTATCCTGTATTTGAGAACACTGTTGAAAAGATTATATATAATATCTTACAGAAGAAAAAAGGAGTTATTGACCAAGTAATGGGTGACGGTGAATATTCAGAATCCTTTAGTAAAGATTTATTGAAAAGTCTTCTTTAATTCAACAAATTTATTTTCAAGAAGTTTAATAAGATTCTCATCTTTAAAATCACCAATTTTAATATTAATCATTTTCTCAGGTTCTTGTTGAAATATAATATTGTTAACTTCACCGGGTAAATGTTCAATTTCAATTAATATTTTATTACTAAAACAAAATTTAGCAATTTCATTTAATTTTTCTGCTACCATTATACTCTCTTTAATTATTATTGAATGTGTTATTTCATTTTTAAAAAATATATTATAACCTACCCTACTAATATATGGTTTTAAATTTTGAAATAATATTATTTCAGTTTGATTATCGTTTATGTCCACATAACACCAATAATCTACCTCGGCTCTTAAATCATTAGCTGCACCCTTTATTAAATAACCGGTTTCTGATTTATTAATTACTTTACCACCTTTAACTTGAATTTTGATTATTTCCTTTCTTTTATAAATGTCTTTTGTCACAACAGTTAACATCACGTCGATACCAATAAAATCATTTGGGTCACCTCGTTCTAAAGCGAAGTCCATATTAATTATTTTGTATTCACTAAATAACTGTTTTATTTTATACATTAAAGCAATAATCGTTATTTGACCTTTTGTCCACGATTCATTACATCTAAACCAAAAATGATAAAAATATTTTGTTTCAATATTAGTGGTGAAATACAATTCAAAATTTTGTTCAACAAACTTAAAAAGAATATTTAAATTATCTTCCCACTTTTCTCTATCGTTAAAATCCAATTCAATACCCGTTGAATCATAAAAAAAATAAAAAAAATCGTGAAAACAATATGGGTGAGTATTTGGTGTGTTTCTCCAACACCAAGAAATTGCAACTTCGTTATCATAATTTAAAATACCAAAGTTTCTATTTTTATACCAATACCCCCAAATCCCTAACTCCTTACCTTTTTTTTCAAATACGTAATTACATTTATTCTTATATAATTTTTTAAAGTCACCCTGTAAAAGACCTTTAAAATAATCATATTTATATTTCCTATTATATGACGTTAATATTTCCATAAGTCAAATATATGATATTTATAAGAATATACCAAATTATGGCAGCAACTATCATTTCACAACCAGAAAAAGAAAAATTATATACACAGGTAATGCACCTTTTAGGTATGCCTGTTCGTGGAATAGAATTAACCGAAGAACAGATGGACACCTTTATGGAGTTATCTTTGTCTGAATATGAACAATATGTATCAGATTGGTTAATAGAATCACAATGGTCAGCATTGGCCGGATTAGACGTAGACACCCAATCACTAACGAGAGCATTTACAACAAGAAGTGTCGATTACGAAACTCAGTACACATATGCTTATTCAAAAATTGTGGGTTTACAGGCTGGTGGTGATAATGAAATGAAAAAAGATTACATTGAACTTTCAGGAGGTACACAAACATACTTGATTCCTGCGGGTCGTGAAATAAACGAATTATTATGGTTCACAAGAGCAGAATTAACCGACTCAATTGTAGATCCATTTATCGGTGGTTTTGGTGGTCTTGGTGGTGTTGGATTTGGTGGTGTTGGTGGTTTCGCCCAAGTCGGAGCGTCGGGGTCATATTTTATGTTACCAGCGTATGATTTGTTATTAAGAATGCAAGATAGAAACATAAAAAACCGTCTTATCGGTGGTGAATTAACATATAGAATTACCGCAGGTCCTAATGGTACTAAATTAGTACATCTTTATAATGTACCGGGTGGTAAATTTGATTTTGGTTCAATAAGTACTAACAATTATAAGGTTTGGTATTGGTATTATGATACAACAGATAGAGATACATGTTTAGATAAAAATAAGGACGTAATTAAATTACCGTCCGATGTTGATACAGAACAATTAACTTGGGATTCGTTAAATAAACCAGCACAAAACTGGGTTAGAAAATATTTGATTGCATTTTCAAAAGAAGGTTTGGCAAGAATATGGGGTAAATTTTCAGGTGATTTACAAGTACCTGACAGTTCTGTTAAATTAGATTACTCTTCATTATTAACTGAAGCTAAAGATGAAAAATCTAAATTAGTGGAAGAACTTATGGCTAGATTAGAAAGACTCCGCCCCGATAAACTTCTTGAAAGAAAGGCTAACGAAGCGGAGAATTTAAATAAGTCTCTGAAGTTTAGAGCAATGCCAACACCTATTACGGTTATCTAAACCTCGATAGCGTGATATGCGTAATCGTGATTATTATTTTCAATAATTTCGTCTTCATTACTGATAGTACTTTCCGCCTGTAGACTTACTACTTTTCTATTGTGTTCAACCCAATATTGGTCAACCAATTTTAAACTGTCTTCTACATACATAAAGTAAGGGTCTCTTTGTACTCTGTTCCAAAATATAACCTCACTATCGGATAAAGTCATAACCTCATCGAATTTATCTTGACCTCCTTCTTTTAGGGGATAGCCATTAACAAGTTCACATTGTGATTTTGTAAAATATTGTCTATCCTTCGGGTCCTCAACTAAAATATCTTCACGAATATTTGGGTTAAATGCAACCAATAAAGGTTCGACCCTTTTATTAAAATTATTAAGATAACGAGGAACATTATAATCACCTTTTAAATTGGGGTTATTTGTTATTTCTTTTTCATCAATCATGTAACAATTAACTTCAATATAACCATCGGGCATTGGGTACCCATTTTTTGTAGTAAACTCTTCTTGTTGTTTCTTTGTTGGTTTTGTTATTTTTTGAACGTCACCGGAAGATTTTTTTGTTCCGTTATTAATGTAATAAATTGTATCACCTAAACCAGCAGGATAATCATTTAATATAATTAACTCCATGTGTGCTTGTCTTGACATTAAAGAACCCGCCTTCGTTGTCTTGGTTACATATTTTTTATATTCATTAATACCTTGCTTAACACGAGCCTTATTTGCTATTTTTGATAATGGGATTTCTTTATCATAAATCTTTTGTACATAATCATAGTACAATTCTACAAATGAATGTCCATCACCATTTAACAAATATTTTAATCCCTCGTCTAAGAACTCAACAATATATGTCTGTAATTTTTTCGATTTAATTGTATTACCCGTTAACTTAATTTTTTCTTTACCTTTCTTAATCAATTTAATGATATAGTTTTTACGAGAAACGTTAATACAAGAAGGTGCGGTGTAATCAATATCAAGACCCATTTCATTTCTCATAAAGATATCATTGAATTCCGCTGTGTGAGCTTCAATACCTTTATATTCTTTTCCTTCAATTACTAATTCATTTAAACCTTTACCAATATAAACGGCATCTTTCGCACTATCAGGTGTTTCAAAGTTAACACCATCTGTATCCATTACAAGTGGTTTATACCCTTTCTTCATATAGAACATAATCATCATACGTAAACACTGACGACCAATACAAGTAATAGTTTCACCTGAATCCATTTCCCCCCAAGGGAATACGTGTGGGGCAGATAATGAACCAAAATATGCGTTAATAAAAATCTTAATTGGTAATTGTTTACGGTCGTACATTTCTGCCGCAACAGGGTCACTATCTTTTAATTCGCTGGCAAGGTGTTTATATTTGATACGAATGTTACGGAAATATTTTAACATCGATTTTTGTACTCCCATAACATCACACGCGGGAAATACATCATACACTAATTGAATTGATGGGTAGAGTGATGAATAGTCAAACTTAACAATGTTCTTTGCGTAACCAACATTTAATAAACGAGATAGTCCTCCCGTAAACGCTCGTTTCTCATCCTTAGATGGGATTGCTAAATTATTTTCATAAGACCATGCCAACATTATTATCTTCCATAATGTTGCCGTACCCATAGTGGCAATTCTTTCATATGTTGTTGGTACCAATTTAGAAAGTAGAAATGTTGATTGAGAAAATGAATCATCAACAATCATAGTCTCATACAAGTCATCGTCAAGATATTGTTCAACAATTTTCCTGCCTGGCCATATTTCAAATTTACCCGGATATTTTCTTAACAAATCTTCTGTACCGGGTTCACCTATTTGTTTATATCCACCAGTTTTCGGGTTAACATAATAACTTTCATTATCAAGATAAATCTTAGATATCTTACTACCCTCAACGTAAACCCGATTAGGTTTTTCTTTTTCCAAATATGTTGTAATGTATTTCAAACCCCACGATTTAATCTCGGAGTTAATTGCTTGTGCTCTTCTAACAGAATGGGCAATATCAATTATGTTGAATCCCCATATCACATGTTGTGTGTAAGGCTCAACTTCATTGGCAAGTTTTAACATCCCTTCTTTTTCTTTAATACCTTGAGTAGTAAAGATTTGAGTAAGTCCATTAACATCTACACCTAAAATTTGTGCTCGTTTTAAAATAAATGGAAAGTCAAAAAAGGCGGAGTTGTATCCGGCAACAATTGTTGGTTTTAAATCTTTTATATATTGGAAAAATCTTTCAATACATTTTTTTTCTCCATCTTCTCCGAACGCAGGAATTGTTTCATTTAAACCACGATTATCTTTAACCCCAATTAATATAATAACACAAGTTTCAGGATCAAGACCAGTGGTCTCAATATCAAACACAAATCTATTCACACCACTATATTCATCAATACCTTTAAACAATCTCTTTTTTGTTTGAATAAGATATTGTTCAACGGGCGATAATACCGTAAAATTATGTCTAACTTTTTCATCCCATGGGTTTAATCCGCCCATTCTAAAAAACGAAATCAAATCCGTATACGATTTAATACTTTTGACTAAGTATTTCATACCCGACTCAAGTCTTTCGTCACCATGAGTTTCTAACTTCTCAATAATAATCCCAAACTCACCCATACGTTTTTTTTGTACGGATTTAGAATTACCATAAAAATTTAAACCTGACAAATCACCAACCCACATAAATGGTGTGAATGAATCTGGTTTTACTATTTTTCCCTTTTCGGGGTCTTGAATAATTTTGTAAATTGTGTTGGTGGGGTAGTCGTATTCAACTCCGACAATGAATTCTTCGGGGTCACCACCGTTAAGGAAGTTTTCGATAACTTCCTGAGAGATAACTTCTTTCATCTTATGATTTTTTTAAATGTGACGTATTTTCTTGTGGAAAATCCACAGTTTGCCTTGTTACATTTATAAATATAAGAAAAAAAATGGGTAATTAAAAAATATTAATGAATAATTTTTCTTTTACTGGAAGTATGAGTTTTGTTGTTGGATTACCGTTCGTATCTAAAAATTGAACAGTTATTTTCCCTTCAAATTTTCCAATTTCAGATGTTTGTGATTCTGTAAATCTATGTGTGATATAATATTCATCGGTTGTTTGATCATACCTTTTATTCCTTGTTGTGATTAAACATTCACTATTAAGAATATGAGGGACCCCTGTTTTTGTATCAGACATTTCAAATGTAATATCAGAATTTTCAAGCAAGTCATTAAATGACGATTTATCGTTTTTACCGTCATCTAACAATCTCATTTTTAATATTGGGTCACTTGCCCCTTGTCTGATAAAGAATTCCATATTTTATAAATACATACTATTAAATTTAACTATTAGTAGAAACACTAATGTAAACAGGTTCACCCACATTCCACGTTGTTCCTGATTGAATCAAAGTCGCAACACCCGACGGACTTCCGACTGGTGGTAGACCGATTCCTGTCCCAAACACAAATCCACTACTTGGAGATTCATCCCATAATTTAAATGAACTTGTATCCCCCGAATAAATCACCGTACTCAAACCCTGAGTCATACTAACAGTAATTGTTTGTCCCGTAAATTGTGAATAATAATCTGTTCTATCTATACCATCCGAATCTATCGAATTCCAATATATACCCCTACCATTTGTCGCTAACATACTTGGGTCAGTACTTCCCGTTTGAATTACTCCTTGATTCATAATGGTATTACCAGTTGTTGGGAAAGTATATGGTAATACAACCAAATTAAACCCATAACCCGTTACAGGTAATGGTGTTGGTGTTATGGTGGGTGTCGGAGTTGGAGTACTTGTTGCCGTTGGTGTTGGTGTTGGTGTTACCGTGTTTGTTGCATTATCTAATGTAATATCAAAATATAATGGTGAATTAGATGGAATTGATCCACCACCTTGACATCCATAAGCCAACGATGATGGTATAATTAATTTAATTCTACCACCTATACCGATTAATGGAAGACCTATTTTCCAACCATCTATTAAATCATTTAATGTAACCGGAAATGTTATATTATTTGAAGAATCAAAAGTTGTACCGTTCATTAATTTACCAACATAATCTACCGTAATGTTTGAAGATAATGTTGGTCGATTGTTATTACCAGATGAAATTATTTGATATAAAATCCCACTTGAATCTGTAGTATATGTTATTCCGTTTGAATTTGCGAATGAAACCATTGTCGACGTTTCACCTGATATTGGTGCCGGTGTACAAGTAGGTGTCGGAGTTGGAGTACTTGTTACCGTTGGTGTTGGTGTTGGAGTAGCGGTTGGCGTCTCCGTTGGTGTAGCGGTTGGCGTCTCCGTAGGTGTTGCGGTTGGTGTTGATGTTGGTGTAGCGGTTGGTTGAATAGTATTACAATTTGTTAAGCTAATTATTGATCCTAAGTTGTCTGTATCTATTGCATATCTATTTTCTTCATCTTCAATTATAAAGTAATTTCCAATTTCAGTAGCATATACACTTGATAATTCCACATCTGCGTATAATACATCACCAACATTTAATGTTGGATTTATACTGTAAAATATAGAATCAACTGTTTGATTTTGACACGCCGTATATGGATCTAAATATGTCCCACCTAAATGTACTCCGTAACTATATAAAGGTGTTTCTGTTGGTGTTGGTGTTGGGGTAGGTGTATTAGTTGGTGTAACTGTAGGTGTAGGAGTTGGTGTTTGTTCCACAAATCTTGGTGCCAAGAAATTATATTGTTGTGTGATTTCAGAAAGAGATAATTGTCTATTGTAGAAATACATATTGGCAACGTGTCCCCAAGGTTGACCTGTTAAATTATTATTACCCCATCCCCAATGTGTTGTTCCACCGGCACCGAAAGCAATTGTACTTCCCACTTGTGAACCATTTATGTAGAATGTTTGAGATGAGTTAGTTCCAACCACTGCAAATTGAACCCAAATACCACCTTCAGATGAAACATCATATCCCGAATTTCTAAACTCGGAATCCCAATATCCTAATGTGTTTGTCCCATTAGGGATAGTAATTGGTGTGTATCTTGGTGAGTTTGTATAAAGTAATGTTCTAAATCCAGTATTACTTGTTAACATTCTTGCCCAAGTAATATATGTATATCCACTTGTTGGTAATGTAGGACCCGTTCCATTCACAACAACTCTATTAGTTCCTGTTGTACAATCAAAACATTTAATACCGTTAAGAACTACGTAATTCGCACCTGTTAATGTATGGTTATATCCACTTGTAATATCAAAAACAGTTGTTCCGCCAGAATAACTTGTACTATCATAAGCATCTAATTGAATAACTAAACCGTTTGTAACTAAATCTGGAATTGGTGTGTTAGTTGGGGTAGGTGTATTAGTCGGCGTCTCCGTTGGAGTAGATGTTGGTGTAGGTGTAGGTGTAGGTGTTTCAGTTAATAAAGACCAAACAACATTTCCATTTAGATATGCGTTAGTTACTGAAGAACCATTAAAATATATGTTACTACTATTTTCAAATAAACTCATGTTAATCGATTATAATATATAGTGTACCACTAACAGGTGTCAATGCGGCGTATGATGCTGATGTTATTGTTTGAATTGAAAATAAATTTGGTGATGTAACAATTTGAGATCCTACTGTGTTTGATTGTTTTGTAATATCCAAAAATGCCCCTCTTGTGTCTCCTCCTTGTTCAAAAATTCTAATACTATCTCTATATGAATCTATTATTATTCCACTACCACTTATGTTTGTATTTGTTATTGGTTTTACAAACATCATTTCACCACCTTCTTCACCAATACTACCACCAATTACCGCAATTCCATTTACATTTAATGAACCTGTTATCTGCACATCGTTTGTGGTTGACCATACTGAACCTGTTTCCGCAAATATAGAATCTCCACTTGTTCCTGATGTTCCACT